GCTCCGCCTCCCGGAACTGCACCAGCTCCCAGCCCGCCTCGGTCTCCAGCAGCGCCGAATTGCCGCCCGCCAGCACGGCCGCCTCCGTCAGGCTTTCGAACGCCCCGCCCGGCGCCGTCACCGTCACCGCCCGCGCCTTGTCCCACCGCCCCGCCAGTCCTGCGCCCAGCGGCTCCGCCAGCCGCGCGATCACCGCCGGCTGGTCCAGCACCACCCGCAGCGACAGAGCGTCCACTGCCGCCCCGGCCCGCACCGCCATCGCCCCCGGCCAAGGCTCCGAAAACGCCGCCACCAGCGGCCCCGCTTGATCTCCCGCCGGTGTCGGCGCATCCATCACCACAAGATCCGCCTGCGGATAAACCGGCGAAGCCTCCGGCGCCCGCCCTGGCTCCCCGAAGCGCACCCGGCCCAGCGCCCCGGCATCCGCAGACAGCAGAAGGTGCCGCGCCACGCCACGATCCGTGATCGCCTCGATGCGCCACACCTCGTCGCCGCCCCCAAACCGGACAAGGTCGCCCGTCTCCAGCGCCGCCAGCTCCAGCCCGCCCGATACTTCCGCGCCGCGCGCCTCCGTCATTGACGCCAGCAGGTGCGCCGCAATCGCCTCCGCCCGCCCCGCGGACACTGCAATCGGCAGGGCCACATCCGCCACCAGCCGCGCATCTCCCGTCCCGCGCCGCGCCTCCACCACCATCGGCGCATGATCCGCCAGCGGATCGATGCAGGTCAGGCGCAGCCGCTCCGGCGCCTTGTCCATCAGCTGCCGCGTCTGGCGCAGCTCATCAAGGTTCACCGCTTTGGCTGCCACCTCATGCACAAGCTCCTCGCCCGCCATCCGGAACACCAGCGTCCCGCCGCGCTCCACCGCCTCGAATCCGTACGCCGCCGCCAGCGGCTCAAGCGCCGCCCGCACGGACGACACGCCGGTGCGGACATAGCCCTCAACCACCCCGTCGAGCCCGCTTACATCCACTGGCGCCACCCCGCCCGCATCGCAGATGTCCGCCACGACAGCACTCAGCGGCGCGAGCCCCGAGCGCCCGTTCAGCCAATGCCCGCGCGCCCAGTTGCCGCCATCGCCCCACACGTCCAGCCGCACCGGCCAGGCCGGAAACGGCCGCGCATCCCACGCCCACACATGCGCCACACTGCCGAAATGCCCCAGCGCCGCCGCCAGCAGACGCCGCTGTGCCACATCATCCCGCCCGCCATTGGAAAATGGCGGTAATCCGCTCTCGGAGCTTTTCGGATCATAGAACAGGTTCGGCGCATTGCCCGCCTTGTCCACCGCCGCAAAGCCGATTTCCGACAGCCGCACCGGCTTCAGCCCCGGCGCCCACCCCGTCGGCGTCTCCGAACGCACCCCGCCGGGGCGCGGATAGTGATACGCCCCCGCCCAGCCCGCGAGGTCTTTCTGCCGGAACACCCAATGCTCGCCATGCGCGGTGTCAATGATCGGTGTACGGACCTGTGCCGCGCGCGCCTCTGCATCGGCATAATACCAGTCATACGCCTCCCCACCCTCCAGCTGCGCCGCGAGGTAATCTGCATCATCCGCCGCCCGGTATCCTGCCAGCGCGTCCAGATGATCCGCCCCGTCCCGCCAGTCCCCCATCGGCGGATACCAGTCGATCCCGACGAAATCCACGTCCGGATGCGCCCACAGTGCATCCAGCGGAAACAGCACATCGCCGCTCCCGTCCCCCGGCACAAAGGCGCCATACTCGGTCCAGTCCGCCGCATAGGATATCTTCGCGTCCGGCAACACCGCGCGCACCTCCTCCGCCAGCGTGCATAGCGCCTCCACAAACGGAAACGCGCCCGCTTCATCCCGCACGCGCGTCAACCCGCGCATCTCGCTGCCGATCAGGAACGCCTCAACCCCACCCGCCTCCGCCGCCAGCGCCGCATGATGCAGGATAAACCGGCGATAATCCTCCATGAACGCCGCAATCTCGCTGCGCGCCGCATTTGTTCCGTCCGCCGAAACCGTAATCCGCCCGCGCCAGGGAAAGCCTTCCGAGTCCATGAACAGGAACGGCGTCAGCGTCACCTGATAGCCCCGCTCCTTCAGTTCACAGAGGGCGGCCACCACGCTGTCATCCGAAGGCGTCCCGCCATAGTTGGCGCGGCCCGCCTCATCCTGCGAGACAAGGTACGCGCCCGCCCGCGTCTCGCCGTCCACGCTCCACGCGCGCGGCACCGTCACCCGCGTCCGCGTCTCCACCCCCGTACGGATCGCACACTCTCCCGCCAGCAGAGACGAGCCAAACCACCCCACCGTCAGCGCCACATGCGTCACCCCCGGCAGGTCATCGCGCATCTGGTCCAGTGACACGAGGAAATCCGCCCGCGCCTCGCCGCTGTGCACATTCAGCGCCCGCTCCCGCCCCGGCCCCAGCTGCTCGCGCACAATCTCCGTTGCATAGACAAACTCGCCCGACGCCGGAATGATGTTCACGCCCGTCACAGTCGCTGCCAGGCTTCCGCCATCCGGCTCCGGCGGTCCACGCAACACCTCAAACGAAAGCTGCGGAATCCGGTTCCCGAACGCCTCCAGCGGCAGGTCCTCGAACACGACATAGGCGATCCCGCGATACGCCGGCGCCGCCCCCTCGATCATCTCGATCAGCGGATCTGGCAGCTGATCCTCCGTCCCCGGATAGAAACGATGCATCACACCCGACAGGTCAAACGGCTCCCCGTTCGCCCAGGCCCGCGTGATCCGCTGCACTGGCCCCTCGCCCAGCGCCACGGCGAGGCTCACCGAATAGCGCAACGTTTCCACGCGGGGCCCGCCCTTGCCGCCCGTGCGCTCCTTCCGCCGCCGCTCGGTAAAGCGCGAGGCCCAGATCAGGTGCCCGCCCACGCGCATCCGTCCGCTTACGGACGCAATGCCCGCGCCCTCCGCCGCCCCCATCAGCGCCAGCTCGGAAATCCTCGGCCCTTCCATCGGCGCGGCAAAATGCGCATCAATCGCCCCGCCCAGCGCGGCCCCTGCCGCACGCCCGAGAGCGGCGCCGCCAATCGTCCGCCCGAGCAGGCTCAGCCCCTGCGGCAGGAATTTCCGCCCCAGCGCCGCGCCCACTTCGGAAAATACAACCTGCGCCATTCAGTCCTCCACCCCCGGAAATTCAAACGCCGCCACCACGCGCCGCTGCCACCACGGCGTCATCCGCGTCTCCACAACCGCGCGTCCCCAATACGCATGCACCAGCGTCCCGTCCCCGGTCAGCACACCGCAATGCTTCGCCGGCACACCCGTCCCCATACGGAAGATCAGCACGTCGCCCGCCCGCGCCGCGCCCGGCGCCACCTCCCGCAGGTGCCGCCGGGCCGCCTCGAGCAACGTCTCCTCGCCCAGCGCCTCCGCCCAGTCCGGCGAATAGGGCGGCACGCGCTCCGGCTCTGCGCCGAGAAAGGCCCGCCAAAGCCCCCGCACCAGCCCCAGGCAATCACTGCCCGCGCCCTTCCGGCTCGCCTGATGAAAATACGGCGTGCCGATCCAGCCCCGCGCCTCCGCCACGATCTCCGCCCGCCTCATCGCCGCCCGCCCGTATTCCCGCTCGCCGGCGGCCCCGCCACCAACACGTCCGTACCCGGCAGATGCGGAAAGCCGCGAAAGCTCGCTGCATTGCCAAAGACATCCCGGCAGGTCTCGAACCGGTGATCGCACGTCACCCCCGGAAACGCCTCCACATCCACACCGCATCGCGCATCCCCCAGCACGGCATCGCACCGGCGCGCATAAACCCGCCCCACCGGCCGCTCCAACTCCGCCTTCAGCGACACCAGCTCCGCCTCAAATGCCGCGCCCACCCGGCGCACGCGCGTCATCCGCCCGCTCCACACCGGTACTACCCGCTCCGGCGCCTGCCAGTCCACACGGATCACCTCGAGGCCCGCCCCGTCCCACAGCCCTGCTTCAAGCTCCGCCTCCGTGATCGCCGCATGCGCCAGCGCGCCCCGCGCCTCCGCCTGCCCCGGCGCCAGCGACCGCGATTGTGCAAACTGCACGCCCTCGATCGCGCCGTCAGGCGAGAATGTCTGTCCGCCCACGGTCAATGCCCGGTCATGCTCCGTCGCGCGCAGCACAAACCCGTCCGCCCGCGTCAGCGTCCAGCACAGGCACATCGTCGTCACGCCGCTCGCCAGCGCCGCGGCAAACTCTTCCGGTAGCTCCTTCATCTCTTCACCCCACCAGCTCAACCAGCGGCACACGGATCACCCGCCCCGCCCCGAACGCCTCGAGATTGATATCCAGCCGGTCCACATCGAAGCGCACCGGGCAGTCGAACAGGAACCCCGCCGTCACTGCCACGCCTTCCGCCGGCGCTACAGCCAGCGTCACAAAACCCGTCGCCGCATCCACATCTGCCGCCACTTCGGTGCCGCCCACCGCCACGATCACGCTCCCCGCCACCGGCTTCCAGATGCGCCGCCGCCAGTCGCCATACGCCTTCGTCAGTTCAAAGACGGTCCGCGTCCCGTCACCGGTCCCGATCTCCTGATCCAGCATCGACGGCACGGCCCCTGGCGCGCAGGAGCGGTCATCCACCCGGTCGCGGAAGCGAAACCCGTGCAGCCGCCCGCCCCTCGCCTCGAAGAACGCCGCCAGCGCCTGCAGCCCGTCCAGCGTCGTCACCGCGCTGCCGATCTCCCATCGCCGCCGCGAGCCTGCCCACACGGCATTGCGCGCCTCGCGCCCGCCTGTCAGCGCCACCACCTCGACACGCCGCTCCGGCCCGCCACTCGCCGCCAGCGCCAGCGGCGCCGGCAGGCTCACCTCATGAAACTGCGCCAGGCTCACAGGAACCGTCCCCCGCCCTGCACCATGCGCGCCAGCATCGCCGCAATCGCCGCGCCCTGCCCCAGTGCCGCGCGGTCATCCGTACCCGGCGCAAAGTTGAAACTCGCCGACACGTTCGCCCCTGGCGCCTGCCGCAGGATCAGCGCTTCGGCCGCCACCCGCGCCAGATCGCGCAGCATCGCGTCCGCCATCCGCCGGAAATCCAGCTCCCCGCTCCGCGCCGCCTGTGCCAGTGAGGCCGAAATCTGCTCACCCGCCTCCCCGAATGCCGCCGCCAGCGCATCCGCCGCGCCTTCCAATCCGTCCGTCATCGTCTCTCTCCCGCTTCATTCGTGTCCGGATAATCCGCCATCATCCGCTCCAACTCCGCCCGCACCGGCGCCCGCCCTTCCGCCGCCAGCAACCGCCATTCCCTCAAACTGAGGTGCCAGAACACCTCCGGCCCGATCCCCGCCGCCAGCGCCGCCCGCAGCATCGCTCCCCATGGCAACATCACGCCCCCAGCCCCCGCCGGAACGCCTCGGCAATCGCCGCTGCCGCCGCGCCTGGCCTCACGTCGCCGCCCGCAAGGTCCCCCGCCTCGCCTCCTCCGCGCAGCAGCGCCGCCAGCACAACCCGCATATCCGCCGCCGACGCCGCCCGCAGGCGCGCTTCCAGCTCGCTGATCCGTGCACAGCCGAATGCCGCCTCCAGTTCCGCCAGCGCGCCCAGCGTCAGGCACAGCCGCCGCTCTGCCCCGCCGATCACCAGCCCCACTTCGCCCCGCGCGCCGTTCATCACAGCGCCCCGAAGCTCAGCGCGCCCGCGCTCTCCAGCGCCACGGAAAACTCCGCCTCGCCATCATGCGCCCCGCTCCAGCTCAGCTCGGTGATCTGGAACGCGCCCTCAAGTATGCCGAAATCCGGCAGCACCAGCTGCCACACCGGCGTCTCGCCCGCGAAGAACACGGCCCTCATCCGTGCATCAGACACCGCATCCCGGAATACACCCCGCCCGCTCACGCGCGCTGTCTTCACGCCCGCCCCGGCGAGCAGCTCGCGCCAGGCATCCGGGCTGTCCGCACCGGTTGCATCCACAGACGCACTGCGCAGCTCGATCCGGCTCGCCCGCACGCCTGCCAGCGTCACGAATCCCGCCCCGCCATCCGAAATCTTCAGCAGGATATCCCGCCCACGCTGCGCGCCCATCAGGCAGCCTCCTCTGTAATGATCCGTATCCGGATGAGGCCCCGGAACGCCCGCCGGTCCGCCTGCCGCATCGCGTCGCTATAGGTCACATGCGCCAGCACCACCCGCCCATCCGGCAGGCTCCAGTCCGCCGCGTCCACCGCTGCCCGCAGCGCCGCCAGCCCGTCGCGCGCCCCGCGCACGCCGCCATCGCGCGACGCCGCCGCCAGTGAAACAACATGCTCGCACGCCTCGCCCAGAGACGCGCCGATGGGGCGGCACTCATGCCGCTCCAGCCGCACGAACGGAAAAGCCGGCGCCTCCGTCTCGTCGTCATAGATGCGCGCGCCGAACACCGCCGCCACGCCCGCATCCGCCCGCAGCGCCGCCATCAGCGCGGCCTGCACATTCGCCTCCGTGCTCACAGCCGCACCTCCCGGCGCGCCGCCAACGCGGACATCACTGCCGCCACATCGCCGCCCCGCCGCTCACCCGCCAGATACGCCGCCTGCACCCACAGCTTCACGCCGTGCACCAGGTCCTCCGGCACATCCTCCGCGCCGCCAAACCCGGCCACGAAGGTTACCTCGATCACGCCGCCCGGCGGCACCACCGGCAGCCCCGCAAAAGGCCGCAGGCGGAGCTTTCCGCCCTCCAGCCGGAACCGCCCGGTCAGCAATTCCTCGCCGCCCTCCGCGTCCACACGCACCACCGCCACCAGCGCCGTCGCCGGTCCCGGCCGCAGCTTCACACCTCCGCGCAGGAGCCCATGCGGCCACTTCGTCCAGCGCCGCTTCAGCGTCCGCGACACGAGTGCAAGACCCGTCGCCGCCTCGACATGCGCCCGCCCCGCACGGATCAGATCCGCCACAAGTCCGTCCTCCGCATCATTGCCGATGCGCAGGAACTCTTTCGCCGCCGCGAGGGTCAAAGGCTCCTCGTCTGGCGGTGCCATCACCGTCAGGTCCGTCATTTTATTGTCCTTGTAAGGAAGAGGTGGGCCGCCCCAGCCATGCCTCACAGAGGCGGCCCGTCCGGGATCAGATCATGTCCCGGAGCTTCACGATGATGTCGCCGCCCATCGGCAGGCCCACATGGCGGACAAGCTCATTGTCGATGCCTGTCTCGGTGCCCTTGATCAGCGCGGCGATGGCTTCCGCCACCTTCGTCGTGAATTCGTCCTGCTGCGGCTTGGTCAGCGCCGCCGCCTGGCGGATGATGGCCACAATCACACTCTCGATCATGTCGTTTCTCCTTCTCTGATCGCTTCAAGCTCAGAACTTCATCACCTTCACGGCATCGAAATTCTGCACGCCGCCGCCCACACGCTTGGTCGTGTAGAAGAGGACGTAAGGCTTCGCCGAGAACGGATCGCGCAGCACGCGCGCGCCCTGCCGGTCGGTGATCAGGTAGAACCGGCGGAAGTCGCCAAAGGCGATGGCCGCATTGTCCTCCCCGATATCCGGCATGTCCTCGATCTCCGTCACCGGATAGCCGAGCAGCGTCGCCGCCTCGCCCGCCAGCCCCGGCTGCCACAGATAGCGCCCATCGCCATCCTTCAGCTTACGGACGGCCGACACCGTGCGCCGGTTCATCACGAAGCGCGCATTGGCGCGGAACTGGCTCTTGGGCGCATAAACGAGATCGATCAGCTGATCGGCCGCATCCTCCTGCTCAAAGTCGCCCGGCACGAAGCCCACCTTGCCCCAGGTGTGCGAGACCTCCGAAACCAGCTCATAGTCAAGGAAGCCCTTCGGCTTGCCGCTGCCATTGCCGGTCACGAAGGCTGCCGATTCCTGCGCCGAGAACGCGGTTTCCACCTCGTCCGCCAACCAGGCGTCAATGTCCGCATACGCATCTTCCAGCAGGGTCTGCGTCGCTGCCGGCATGGCGTAGAGCTCCCCTGCCGGAAAAGTCAGCAGGTCCAGGCCCGTCACCGCCGTTTCCGTCCGCGCCGCCTCCTCGCCCACCCAGGCCGCTGCCGCGCCAAGGCCCACGGGCTTGCGATACACGCCCGCAGAGGTCTGCCGCACCGTCGCAATCTGCCGCATCGGGCTTGCCGCCAGCAGCCGCGCCTCGATCAGCCGGTCCAGCTCCGGCGGCGCTACATGCCCGCCCTCGCTGCCCGTGCCGGTGTTCAGCGATTTCACGTCGAGCCGGCCCACACCGCTCTCGTCGCCCGTGCGCAGGTAACGCGTCCAGGCTTCGCGGTGCTCGTCCATCTCGACGCTCGCCGGTGCCGCCGCATCCGGCCGCGCCATCTTCAGGCTCAGCGCCTCCAGCCGGCGATCGATGCGCGCCAGGCGTTCATCCGTCAGCGGATCGCTGGCGCCCTTCTTCTCCATCTCGGCAAGGCGCGTGTCATTCGCCTCCCGATAGGCTTCGAACACCGCCATCATCTCGGCCGTGTCGCCCTTCAGGGCCTTGGTTTCCTTGGTCATCGTCTCTCCTTTGCAGACCAGAACATTCATGCCGCGCGCGCCGCGCCGGCACCCCTCACATCAAACCGCGCCATCCGGTGCATCGGCTCAGCCACGATTGAAACTTCCACGAGATCGACCTCGATCAGCTCGCGCCCGCCGCTCACGCGCGGCGTCCACATCTTCGCGTAGAACCCGATGGATAGCCCCCGCGCGCCGCTCTCGATCAGGCGGAATCCCGCCTCGTCCTCGATCAGTCCCCGGACGAACAGGCCGTAGCCATCCTCCGCTGCGCGCACCCAGCGCCCGGCCTTCGCCACCTTCCGGTGCCCGATCAGCAGCGGCACATTTTCCCGCCGCGCCAGGCTGCGCGTAAACGCCCCCGCCCGCACGACATCGCCCGAAAGGTCCGGCGTGCCGAACACGCTCGCATAGCCCTCGATCAGCATCGGCTCACGGCGCATCACGCGCCTCCATCTTCCGCTCGATCCGGTCCAGCTGCAGGCGCACAGCGCCCAGCTCCGCCTCCACGCGCGCCAGCCGCTCGGCCACTGGCCGGCCCTCGCGCACCCGTTCCTCCAGCGTCTCCACGCGCTCTGCCGCCGCGCCCGCCCACAGCAGAACACCCGCCGACTGCGCCGCCACAGCCAGGATCACACCGATCGTCAGCCTGCGGTCGAAACTCATTGGTCCAGCCCCGCAATCCGTCGTTTCTCCTCGCGTGTCAGGAAGCTCGCATCCTCCAGCCGCGCCCAAAGCGCCTCGCGCTCTGCGGCAAGCGCCGGGACGGCGTCGAGGTCCACCCGCACCTCGACGTCCGTCCCGAACGCCCCGTCCAGCCACCGCGACAGCGCCTCCGCCAGTCGCGCCGCCAGCGGCAGGACAGTCATGCGCCAGAAGGCAAGGTTCGCCTCCCGGTAGTTCGCATACGTATTATCTCCGGGCATCCCCAGCAGCATCGGCGGCACGCCCAGCGCCAGCGCAATCTCGCGCGCCGCCGCCGCCCGCGTCGCCTGGAAATCCATTTCCGCCGGCGACATAGACAGAGCCTGCCATTGCAGCCCGCCTTCCAGGAGCAGCGGCCGCCCGGCATTCGCCGCGCCCGCAAAGTTCGCCTCCAGCTCCTCCTTCAGCCGCTCGAACTGGTCCGGCGTCATCAGGCTGTCGCCGCCATAAACGAGCGCGCCCGAAGGCTTCGCCGCATTGTCGATCAGGGATTTTGCCCAGTCCGCGCTTGCATTGTGCAGGTCCAGCGCCCGGCGCGCCGCGGCCAGCGGCGGCAGGCCCATCACATCATCCGCCGGATGATAGAACTTCACCTGAAGCACCGGCATCCAGCCCTCGGCGTCGCGGCGAACCGCGCGCTCCTGTCCGCTGCGTCCCCGGATCATCCACCCCTCGGCCCATCCACGCGCATCCACCAGCGGGCGCAGCGCCACGCTGCGCAGCGGGAACAGCGCCGCCACCTCCGTCTCACCCGGCAGACGCACGGCCTCCACGAAGGCATTGCCGGTCAGCAAGAGTTCCGAGAACACCGCCTCCAGGAATCCTGCCTGCGCCATGTCCGGCCCCGGCTGGCGCATCAGCCGGGCGGCACCCTCATGTTGCGAGCGCAATGGAATTGACGCCGCCGCCTCTGCAACCATCCGTACACAGCGGTTCGCCACGGCGTTGCGAAGGTATCCGTCGCGGATCAGCGCGCCGGCATCGCGCCCGCCCCAGTTCGCCGCCCGCGGCTCGCTCAGCAGCGCCAGCGGCACCGCCGCCTTCGCCTCGCGCGGTTTCGCTCCAAAAGGCCATGTCCAGTTCATGTCGGGATCTCTTCGCTCCGGCTGTGTCGATGGCCGTGAAGCTAACCCCGCTGGACACCCCACCGGATTGGATCGGGCGGTTTTGCCCGATATTTTTTGTGTCCCTTTGTATTCTTGAGATTTTTTTATCCGCCAAAATGGGGGAAATGTAGGCGCAGCGGTTTTCTTGTGCGACCAAATCTGCCATCAGGGCGGGGCAAGAACGGATAAGAACAGAGAGCAAACCTTCCATGTCGGCCCGTATCATTTCGATTGCCAACTCCAAGGGCGGGGTCGGCAAGACCACGACGTGTGTCAGCCTTGCCGAAGCCTTCGCCGCCTCCGGCATGCGCACGCTGGTGATCGATCTCGACACCCAGGCCAACGCCTCGCTGCTGATCTTCGGTCATGCCGGCGACGAACACCTGTTCCAGGCCATCAACGACTACGCGACCATCTCCGACTGGCTGCTCGAGAATTTCTTCGCCGGCGAACAGCGCCGCCTGTCCGAATTCATCGTGACCAATGCCAGCGACGTCACCTTCAAGGGCAAGACCCTGCCGCTGGACCTGATCCCCTCCTCGCCCCGCCTGCGCAAGACGGAACGCGAGCTGATCTACGAACTCACCGCCAAGGGCTATGCGATGGAAGCCCTGCAGAACCAGGTCGGCAAACGCCTGCGCGACGACCTGAACCTTCTGAAGGCCGATTACGATGTCATCCTGTTCGACTGCCCGCCGGGTATCTCGGTTATGACCGAATCCGTCCTCGCCGCCAGCCACCTGATCATCGTGCCGACCATCCCGGACTTCATGTCCACCCTCGGCCTCGACCTCTTCACTGGCGACATCATGAAGAATCTGCGTAACCGGGATATCGAGACGCTCCCGGTCGTACTGGCCACGCGCTATGACGGCACAAGCCACCAGCAGGTGGTGCTCGGCGCGATGCGGGATGCGGCGAATGCCAAGGAAACCGAATTCGCCATGTTCAAGACCGTCGTGCCGCTGAAATCCGGATTCGCCACCAACCCGATCGAGCTCGGCCCGGACCCGACCCTTCAGGCCAAATGGCCGGGCGACGCGCTCAGCATCGTGGAACAGCTGCTGGGTGAAGTGCGGGAGAGACTTGCATGAGCTTCGCAGGCGGCTCCCCCGGCTTCCGGGCCATCCAGGCTCTCGTCGCGGCACAGGCAGGCCCCCTGTCGGTTGCCGACAAGGACTGGGCCGCCGCCGCCGGTCTCATTGTCAAGAAGCTGATCGTCTCCGGTGGTCAGACCCCGGACAGCCTGAACGCCCTGCGTGCGGCCGTGGGCGACGAGATCTTCGACGCCCAGCTCAAGACGCTCTCCCACCACCAGGCCAGGCTGCTGGCGCGCCGCCTCGACAAGTCCGTCCCGGACCTCGAAATCTCCACCGCCCGCGCCGCCATCGCCTGGATCCGCATCGCCCTCACCCCCGCCCCGGAACCTGTCGCTCCGCCCACGGACGAACCGGCAGCAGAAGAGGCGACACCGCAGGAAGCGGTCACGGAAACGCCCGATGACCCGGGCACGGACGAAACACCCCCTACGACCCCCAACCCGTACTTCGGCCGCAAATCCTT